CTTCTACTATGGCTTTTACTTCTTTGCAACTCCATGAAGTAACATTAGGGTTACCATCACGTTCTACTTTTCTTTTTTGTTCTAAACAATCTGCAATATTAGCTTTAGGAGAATATCCTTCTAGCTTACCATTCATATACATTAATAATGCAAATACTGCTTCAATCATTATTTACCTCGTAATGTATCTAATTCTTTCTCTAGTTTTTCTACTTTCTTTTCTAATTGAGCTATCAATACTTTTGTGTGAACGTTTTCTTCTAATTGTTTTGTATGTTTTTCTATTGTTTTAGCTTGATACTCAATCAACATAAACAATTCTTGATTCTTTGGAGTTTGTTCTGCCTTTTTTAAAAGATCTTGAGCCATTAACTTTTCATTAGTCTCTAATCTATTTAATCTTTCAACAATACCAAAATAAGTCCATACCGCTACAACAATAGCAGATACAATTGCTATTATATTTTTAACAGGCAATGAAACGTTTGTCTGATCGCTTAATTTAAATTCACTACTCATTTTTTATCCTCCACTTGATAAAACATATTATCAGAATCTTCTGTTACCCAATCTTTGTTTTCCACATTCCACTTAGAAGTTTGGACTTTATAATCTGGCCAATGTGTAGAAGTAGTAAAACTAGGCACGTTCCACAAAATACGATTGTTAGGCTGAATTGCGTAATTACCGTTATCAAGAGCCAAAACATGACCGCACTTATGTTCGTGAGGTATTTCAGAATGTTCCGTATCCAAGATATTAGCATCTGGATGCGCCCAGTCAATAGTAAATAAATATTCGCCATGATAGAATTTTTTATTTTTTCCTATGTATTTACAACGTTGACTTTTTAAAAAATCAAAAACAATAATACTAGGATAATAACTAAATGAATTCCATAATTGAAGATCGTCGAGATCTTGATGTTCCATCTGTCCTTTATACAAAGTATTGCCGCTTCTTCTTTGAACAAAAGCAGAGATAGGAAGTCTCCAATATATCGCACCGTTGCTAAGTAGACAATGAAACAACGTCGCACGCCCGCTAATACTCCCCAAAGCAAAAACCACGCAGTCTTCAGTTTCTCCTTGATGTTCTCGTAAGTCATATAAATATTCTCTCCTTATTTTACAGTAGATTGGAGGTATATTTGCATTTAAATATGCCATAATCAACCATATATATCTCCCCAAGTTTCACCGGATTCATAGTCTACTTTGTTTGGGATTGCCAAAGTAACGGCGTTCTCCATTATTTCAACAATCTTTTTAGCGTGATTGTCATCTATAACAGAAATATCTAATTCATCGTGTATTTGAATGTGTGGAATAATTCCTTCATTATATAAATCTAACATTGCTTTCTTTGTCATGTCAGCTGCTGATCCTTGTATTAATTTATTTAATGCTTTGTATGTCATCGCTCTTCTAATTCTTCCACGTCCATAAGTTCTTTCAGCTTCTTCAAATGACATTGCTGTATGCATACCAAATGTAGCTGGTTCCCATTTATTAAATCTACAACGACGACCAAGTAAAGTTCCAATTGATCCTGATGTCTGTGCAAATTGAGATGTCTTATTCATTAATTCTTTTACAAATGGAACATTATCATGATACTGATTAAATAATTTTTCAGCCTCAGCTTTTGTATTTAAACCAAGTTCAGCTTGAAGTTTTGCTTTTCCCATTCCATAAAATAAACCTAAATTAATTGTTTTAGCTTGTGTTCTAGATATACCTGCCATATCAGCAACCGTTTTATGAAAGTCTACTGAATTGTTTTTAAATTCATCCACTATTCTTGTAACTGATTCATCAAAACAAATTGGCTCAGTTGTAGCTGCATAGTGTACAACTAATCTTGGTTCTTGTTGTGAATAGTCAAAACAACCCCATTTATGATCTATTTCTGGTAAGAATAACGATCTTATCATAGGACCTAGTTCCTTGTTTCTAGCTGGGATCTGCTGAAGATTAGGATTAGCATATGAAAATCTACCTGTAACAGTTCCACCTTGATCTGATCTAATAGGATTGATGTCAGCATGGATTCTTCCATTATGAGTAAATTTTAAAATTGTATCTATAAAAGTTGTATGAGCTTTATTTATTTCTCTTGCTTTAGCAATCATTTGAACTATAGGGTGTTTGTGTTCAGATAAAAAATTCTTTGTAAAGGATGGTGCATGTGATTTATCAGTTCTTTCGTAGTGTAAACCAAGTTTATCAAAAACTGTGGCAATTGATCTTGCAGCCCAAATTTGTGGTTCTATCCCTGTCTCTGCTTTTACTTTTAATAATATTTCTTGTTCTTGGTTTGTTAATTGTTGTTTTAGCAGTTTTGCTTTTTCTATATCAACTCGGACTCCTTTAAATTTCATGTCTAATAAACATGGAAATAATTGTGTTTCTAAATCAAATACATTTTGTAAACTTTGTTTTTGTATTTCTCTTGATAAAACTTTAAATAATTCTAATGTTAATACTGCATCTTTTTCTGCATAAGATCCAACATACATAGCAGGAAGTTTATACATTTCAGATTTAGGATCTATTCCCCAAGATTGAGCCGCTTCATTTAATGCTTTCTCATCTTTTACTTCTCCTAAAAATTCATATGAAATACTATTTAATGTATAAGATAATCTATTTTCATCAATTAATGATGCCATCACCATTGTATCAACAATGTGTCCATTTATCTTAACTCCCGCTGCTCGAAGCCAGCACACGTCATACATTGCATTATGGAATAGTTTTACTGAGTTAGTTGAACATACATTCTTAATCCAATCCATGACTTTATCTTTTTCTAAATTACCACCACCTTGATGAGCAATTGGATAATATCCAGACCAACCATCTACAGCTACAGCGATACCTACAATTTCTCCATTACCAATAATTGCACCAGATCCTCTTGATTTAAGATCAGGATCTCTAGTTTCTAAATCGATTGCAATATATTTATAACCTTTTAAATCAGGAAAATTTTCAGGACAAATCCATTCTTTCTGAGCTTCGAACATCATCTATATTACCATTATTAAAAAACAATATATACACAATACTGTAAATAATCCTAAATCAAATACTGCCATTTTATTTTTTCTCATTGTCATAGTCTCTTTCTATTATCATTTGTAAGTAATGAATTGCTTTTAAAAGATCTTGTTTACCACCTTTGTCTTGATGTCTGCAAATATATTTAATTGCATTACCTTCAGCAAACAGTATCTTATTTTCATTGATAAATCTAGAAGGTTGTATTTTATATTTTTTATAATGTGATCCACCTACTTGTTTAAAAAATACTTTGTTCATAATATTGGATCTCCTATGTTGTAATGAAATTCTTCAGTTGGTTGCATAATATATAGATTCTCCTTTGTTCTGGTTACACCCACAAAAAATAATCTATGTTCAGGATCAGAATTCTTTAATGCTGAATCATATATTACTTTCTCAAGATCAGTAAATAATACAACATTGTCGCACTCTTCACCTTTCACACTATGTATTGTGGATACTTTAATTCTTGCCGGTTTAAATAAATCATCACCATTATCTAATAATGATTTTATGTATAACTTACTTTCATCTTCAATATTTAATTGTTCCCAGCTACCCGACACTAGCAACCCGTGATCTAACATTAGATCATAAATATCAACATAGTCTACAGCATCTAATGATTTACCTGTTCCATAACCATATTTAACTAATTTATCTTTAACAGTTAAATACTTATAAATTGTTTTAGCTTCTTCAGATCCAACAGTTGCACCATCATTTAATCTCTTCCATATTCTATAAGCTTCTAATAATGAATTTGGCAATAAGTCATTGATTTTACTATCAAATCTTAGGTTTAAAGATGTTAAGAAATCTCTTATTGGATATAACATTTTATTGGTTCTAGCTAAAATCATCCAATTACCAGAACTAAAATTTAAATTATCAATTGATTGATTCCAACTAACACTTCCTTCAGCATCTCTTGGTAACCATGTCTTAATCATTCTATTATCTATATTATCTAAAATACTTAATGCTACTTTATGTATTGCTTTTGGAACTCTCCTTGATTCAATTCTAGGATCCATTTCACCTTTTAAATTTATAAATATATCTTCCGAAGCACCTTGAAATGTATATATTGTTTGATCATCATCCCCTGCAATAAAAGATCTCTCACATTTTGATTCAATGTAAAAGAACATATCCCATTGCAGAGGATTCAGATCTTGTGCTTCATCAAGAAAGACAGCACTGAGTGGGGGGCACTTATCTTTCTCAATAAACTGTTTAATCATATCAGAGAATTCAATCATTCCTGTTTGTTGTTTATATGTTTTTAAATCTGCATCTATTTGTTCTGTCAACCATACATCAACAAAATGATGTAGATCTAATTCTACTGCAGCTTCATTGATTGAAATATTTTTAGCTCTTGCATATTCAATAATTTTCATATGTTGATTTTTATATTGTGGTATTCCTGAGTCACTAATATAAGATTCAAAAGACATATCCCTACATATCTGTGAAAAATTTTTAAATGCATTCCACTTATCATCTTTTAATAATTGTGTATTAGTATCTATATTTAATTGTCTTGTTCCTAGTGTATGCATTGTAGATACATATGGAAAATCTTTTCTAACATCAAATTTAGGAAACATTATTCCTATTCTTTTTTTAGCTTCTTCTGCTGCAGCATTACTAAATGTAATATATGCAATTTTATTTGTTGAAGTTTTGTATTCTTCAATCTCTTTTCTTAAATAATGATTAGTTAAATGGTATGTTTTTCCTGTTCCTGGAGGACCTGGAATTATTACTCTTTTCATTTGAATGCAGGCTCTTTCATTTTAGTTTCTCTAATATTTGGTTTATCTAGTTTAATAGTATCCATTCTCATTGCTCTAAAAGATTTTTTATCAATTTTAACTACTTCTTCTTTTGCATTAAATAAATCATCAAGTAATCTTAAAGTTCTTTGTTTTTGTAACGTCCAAGATTTAGATCTTTGTAAATATTTCCAAAAATCAGTAAATTTAAAATGCGTAATACCATTTTCACTAAAAGGTAATCCCCTCTTTAAATCATCTATTTTTTTACCTGGTGCTTTATTTATAAAATCAGCAAGTAGGTCTTTAATTTGTACATCTATTTTAGATGAATCTGGAGCATCCAATGTATGTAATTTAACAAAATGTTTAACCAACATTTTTCTCCATATTATTTTTCCAACTGGAAGCATTGGTTTAGATATCTGATTCATACAAGCCACAGAAAATTTCTCTGGATCATGCAATGTAATATCATCTACTTCAACACTATCTCCGTCTATATTAACAAAATATAATGGAGGATCTGATGGATATTTACTTATACCTGTTATTTCTGGTGCTGGAACATCATCTCCAACTCCAAATTCTCTTTTAGAACAAAGTTTAGAATTACAAAAACTTACAATAGGTTCTAATTTACATTTATATAGATAATCTTTTTTACCTACAGATTCTATTGATCTGGTTATTTCTGCATGTTGAAGTGGTGGTTTCATATATTGTTCATTATAAACATACATCTTCGCTTGCCATTCATTTGGAAATCTTTTCTTTAAATAAACACCGATATTATACATCATGTCATTTCTTCCACCTTCTGGCATCCCATCTTTTAAAATTGTTTGCAAACAAGGAGGTGCACCTTTTAATAAATCATCTGTGTTATCTACTTCAGAAATTTTTAAATTAAATAATTCTTTTTCAGTTAAGGCATATTTGTCATATAGTTTAAAAAATTCTTCTATCTTTAATGCTTCACCATTATCATCAAATGCATATCTAACTGATTTATTGCTTCCATGATAAGGAACATTTAAAAAACTTCCTGTATCACCTCTATCTGCTCTAATGTAATCTTGTTTTGGAAATATTTCTGTCTTTGCATATCCTAATATACCTGCAATTTTTTTTAATCTTTCTCTCATTAAACTTGCAGCTACAAATTCTTTTGTAAATAAAAATACATGTGCACCACCTGATTTTGATCTAAACAAAATCATAGGTATGTCTTTGTCTCTAATCTTTTTTATAAAAGCCTTATGATCAAATGGATAAGTATCAATATCAATACATCCCCATTTACATCTATTATCTTCTCTAATAGGAACTATTCCTAATGCAGGCTCATCACCATTTAAATGTTTTTGCCAAAGTAAATCTGTTACAGGTTCTTTTTTAGTAAATGATTTAGCCTCATGTTTTCCATTTTCAGATAATTCATCTGTAACTTTTGTTTGTCCGTATGCTGTTTGTAAGCCAGCAAATACCTCTTTGAATCTTTCTAACATTTTCCACTCTCATGTTTGGGGTGATATCTCTATCACCCCAGTTAACAGTTTTTATATTTTTGCTAAGCTTTGATAGAATTGTTTTGCTCTTTCATACATAGCAGGATCATTTACAGGACCAACTTTTGTAATGTTGTATCCATACCATTGATTTCCTTTTCCAGAATTTAATAAGGTATTTATTTTGTAAATATGACTAAATGACGGTGGAGTATATAAACCATTTTTACCCTCCAATGTAATTTGCATCATCATGGCATTCCATTTTCTGCTTATTTTACCTTGAGATGAACTCATAGATATTAAAGCAGTTTCAGTAGTACCATTGCTATCTAATATGATCACAAAATGTTGACCAACCGTAAGGATGTAATTACCATTTGGTAATCTATCTTTACCCATTTGATCTTTTGTAGTCTTAGTCAATATATCCGAAGTATCTGGATAGATTTGTTCAGGTCTTCCTGATCCTGTTCCAAAATCTGACCATTCTTGAAACTCCAGTTTATAATGACAAGGAATAACTTCTATTCCTTTTGCGCCATCATATACTTTTTTAGTTACAGTATTTAACAGCATTCCTGGTTCAGCACCTTCAACATAAGCTTGATTTCGCTTTTGTCCTTCTGCTGATCCATTTTGTAAAAGTTTTAATATAGGTAAAGCAACACTAGTGTTCTTTACATTCTCAAAACCTGCGTGCGCATCACTTTCAAACAATATTGATGAAGGTAATGGCGCGGCTTTCTTTACAGTTACTTGTTTCGCGTCTCTAGTTTCCATTTTCTATTATCTCCTAGTTATTTTTGTCTGGTTACCCGCAAACGTTTTAAATAGATCAGAGGGCATGTCCTGTCCAGATTCGACACGCTCTCTGACCAAAGCCTTGAGTGTCTGAGAATGAACTCCAACTTTCTGGACCGGTTCAAATCCCTGACCTCGTGCAAGGACAGCATATTGTGCTGCCTTGTTATCTTCGCCCTGACCAAAGGTAACAGTGATATCATTTTTAATAATATCACCTAAGCCATTGTTACGAAGCCATTGAAAAGCTTTATCCTGAACTTCAGGAATAATAGATGCACTGTAAAAAGGTTTTACTTCTACAGACTCACCATCTTTTAGCTTTAATTTTGTAATATGCATTTCTTGCATCATCAAAGGTATTTCTACCTGAGAAAGTATTCTCGCTTGTTCTTTAAGTTTATTAATGCTTGCTTCAGCATTAGCAATTTCATCTTCTAAATCTTTTAATTTTAAAACTTTATCAGATAAAGTTTTTGCAGCATCAATTTGAGTAACTGATTCTACTCTATCATTTTCAAAATCTATTTTACTTTCTACCATTTTATTTCCTTTCTATTCTGTATATTATAATCCTTTAAATTACGTTTGTCAAGTGCTTGATTCAGATTTTTGATACAAGTCAATTTCAATTGGATAATATCTCCTTTCTTGTTTATCCCATTTTAATAATTTATACTTGCCATTAGTAATATCAGATACAACTGAACATGCAACACCTATTATTGCAGGATCACCTGTAAGTAGTAAATAATCTTCTGAGGTGTAATCTTTTAGCAACGAGCGTAACTTAAATACAACAGGTCCAGCACTTAATATTATTTGTGCATTCTCTGGTAAGAGAACTTTTAGTGTACCAAATTGTGAAGCACCAATAATATTTATTTTTGGTCTTCCTTCTCTTGTGCCTGGCACATCTTGAATAACATAAACTTTATTTTTTTCCATTCTTGACAATGTGTATATTAATGTAGTATAGTAATCAATAGAAAGAACTAACTATTATATATGCATTATAAGTTTAAGACAAAGCCATTTGCACATCAATTAAAGGCATTAGAAATGTCTTGGGATAAGAAAGTATTTGCTTATTTTATGGAAATGGGAACCGGTAAGTCTAAAGTATTAATAGATAATATGTCAATACTTTATGATAAAGGTCTTATAAATGGCGCTTTAATTATAGCTCCAAAAGGTGTTTATAAGAATTGGTTTGATTCCGAAATACCAACCCATATGGCAAATCATATAGAGAAGAAAATGGTGTTATGGGAATCTACTGCAAATAAAAGTAAAGAAAAAGAATTAAATATATTATTTGAATCATCACACGATTTTCATATTTTAATAATGAATGTAGAAGCATTGTCCACTAAAAAAGGAAAGCAGTTCGCTGAAAAATTTTTAAATTGTCATAAAACTTTAATGGCAATAGATGAATCAACTACAATTAAAAATCCAGGAGCAGCAAGAACAAAAAATATAATAGCTTTAGGAAAAAATGTTTTATACAAAAGAATATTAACAGGATCACCGGTAACTAAATCTCCATTAGATTTATATACTCAATGCTGGTTTCTAGATCCTTGGTTACTAGATCAACAATCTTATTATAGTTTTAGAACAAGATATGCATTAATGAAAAAGATAATGGTTAGTGGAAGACAAATAGAAATTGTAGTTGGATACAGGAACCTTGGTGAACTTTCAGAAAAAATAAAACCATTTTCACATAGAGTATTAAAAGATGATTGCTTAGATTTACCTTCTAAAACTTATATGAAAAGAACTATTCAATTAACAGAAGAACAACAAAAAGTTTATAAACAAATGAAAGAAATTGCTCTTGCAACATTAAATGGTAAATTAACTACAACACATAATGTTATAACTCAATTAATGAGACTACATCAAATTACTTGTGGTCATTTTAAATCTGATGATGGTCAAACACAAAAAATTGTTAATAATAGATTGGATGAATTAATGAATGTTTTATCTGAAATGGAAGGTAAAGCAGTTATTTGGGCTCATTATAGATATGATATAGAAGTTATTGTTGAAGCTATTAAAAAAGAATATGGAGATAATTCTGTTGTTACTTATTATGGTGATACAACTACAGATGATAGACAAAAAGCAATTAAATTAATTCAAGATAAAGATAGTTTAGTAAGATTTATTGTAGGGACACCACAAACAGGTGGATATGGAATTACATTAACAGGTGCATCTACTATGATTTATTATTCTAATGGATATGATTTAGAAAAACGTCAACAATCTGAAGCTAGAATTGATCGTATTGGTCAAGAAAAACCTATGACCTATATTGATATTATTGCAGAAAAAACTGTTGATGAAAAAATTGTAAAAGCTTTACGAACTAAGGTTGATATTGCAACCCAAATTATGGGAGAAGAATTAAAGGAGTGGATATAAATTTCCACTCCTCTTCATTGTAAGGTAACATTATTTATAATTATTATAAATTAAATATAATACGACTATAAAACAAATAATAAAAAATGATGTAAGTGTAGTCATTATTTTACGTTTACTTTAATTCCTTCAATTTCTTTTGGTTCTTTAAAACCAAGTTTAATTTTAAGCAGACCATCTTTCATTTCAGCTTCATCAACTATTACATCTTTAGCTAATTCAAACTGTTTAAAAAACTTTCTAAATGCTAGACCTTTTTGTACGTAGTCTACATTCTTATCTTCTACTTTTCCTTCTACTGTTAAGATACCATCTTTAACTTCTACAAGTATATTTTCTTTATTGTATCCAGCTAACCCGATTTCTAAACCGTATTTACCTTTTGAGTATTTAACTACGTTATAGAATGGAAATGATTGTACTTTTGACCACGTGTCAAAAATATTTTCAAACGCATCATCAAAAAACTTCGTTGATCCATTGAATATTTCTTTTTGTAATTTGTTTACATCAAGTAAACCGTTATTTGGGAATAATGAATTAAAAGTCATTATTATCTCCTTTGTTAAGCAAGTTAATAGGTCCATCCACATG